GGCCTTGATTTTTTGAAAAACATGCAATGAGGTAGAAAGTGGCGACGACCGTTTCAAAGCTAGAAGTAGAGCTAACTCTGGATGCGTCTGATTTTCAGATGAAGGTTAGCGGCACGACAGCAGCTCTTGCAAAGTTCCGAGGCGCACTTGCCGTAGCCGACAAACAGACCAGAAAACATGAAAAGTCCGTCCACTCTCTTTCTACCTCCTTTCGACACACCGTTGTCACTCTTGGGCTTCTTCAAAATGCTCTGCGGACAGCGTGGCGTTATTCGGGTGGCCTGGTCAAAGGTGTTGTCGATGTAAATGCCGAATTCGAGCGCCTGAATGTCTTGTTGAGAGGCATGAGCAAAGGCACTACGGAAATTGAGAAGGCAACTGATGCTGCCAGACAATTCAATCAAGTCATTGAAATGGCAAAATCGGCCCCGTTTACGGTCAAAGAACTCACAAATTCGTGGGTTAAATTCAGATCGGTCGGAATAGACCCCGCTGCTGGCTCTCTACAGGCGCTCACGGACGCTGTGGCGAGCTTTGGTGGTACAGATGACATCTTGCATAGGGCGACCATTGCTGTCCAGCAGATGGCTGGTAAGGGCGTCATAAGCATGGAGGAGCTTCGTCAGCAGATGGGTGAAGCAGTTCCACAGGCAATGATACTTCTCGCTCGTGGTATGAACTTGTCCGTGCAGGACATGGTTACCGCAATATCAAAGGGGCAGGTCGTCGCGAAACCTGCCCTAGAGAAGATGTTTGCAGAATTCGATCTTACGTTCGGCGGTCGAGCAATTGATCTTATGGATACTTACATAGGCTCAATGAACAGATTGTCTACGGTTTGGCAGTTGACCCTGAAAGAGATGGGTGACGCAAGCGGACTGTTTGAAGCGGTAAAGAAGGAAGTTAAAGAACTTATTGTACAATTGGACAACCCGGTTATTCGTCGTGGCATGATTGACATTGCCGTTGGTATGGTCAAAGGATTCACAGCGCTTGTTGCAGCCTTAAAATCAAGTGCTGAGTGGTTGTATATAAACGGCCAACTGGTAATGCAGCTTGTTGGAGCATGGGCGGCGTTTAAGGCTACTAGAATTGTAGTATATTTGATAGCAACCAATACGATTCTTGCGGCAATTGGAAAAACTTTAAGTGCGTTTATTGGCTTACAGTGGGCAAGGCTTTTTGCAGGCGGTGCCGCTATTCGGACGAACAGTAAACTCCTGCAAGTTGCATGGACGGCCTTGAAGGGAATTTTCAAACTTCCAATTTTGGGGTGGGTAGGCATACTGCTGTCGATAGTGGCGGCTACTTGGGGATGGTTCAAAGCATCGGATGCGGTCAACGAGTCTGTGGTTACTGGCATTGACCACATTAGAAAATATGGAGAGGCGTCTGAAGAAGCGGAAATTGCTGTGGCGAGAGCGCAGACAGTCGCAATGCAGACGCGGATTCAACAGCAAAAAGACTATATCGTCGTTCTACAGCAATCGAGGAAGATTGCCGAAGAGAATGGTCTGCTAGATGCAGCGGCCACGCTTACCGCCGCTATTCCTGAAAACGCTGCGCAATTGGCAATTCTTGAAAATTATCTAAAGGAAGCGACGGATCTGATAGAGGATGCTACGACCAAAGCCGCTCGTCGAATTGCTGACGCCGCCAGGCAAGCGTCTTTGTCGCTATTTCATAATGCTATGTCGGAGGCTAGAAATGCCGCTCGCGATGTTGACGTACAGTTAGATACATTGTTTACGGAAAACCTCATCAATGAAAAACAAAGGCTGGCCGCACGCCTTGTGAATTGGACTGCTTTTAAGGATGCTCAAACAGAGTATCATAAAACAGCGGTAGCAGAGCAAAATAAGATTATCGAAACCGCAGATCAAATCGCACGAGGAGAGCAGACTCAAGATGTTAAAGATGAGTGGGCCTTAAAGAAGGAGATTGCGGTTGAATTCATTAAAGAAATAACACGCACATGGGAAAGCGAGAACATAAGGCTAGAAAATGATTTGGCGCACATTATAGCCGAGAACAATCTCCTGAATGGCGCGACGGATTCTGTTGCGGAGGCAAACTCTGCGTTATTGCGTATTTTTCAGAACAGTTCAGGAAAGCTAGCTGGCATGGAGGCCGAATTGCTTGATGGCATGAAAGAGGCCGCAAAGTTTGCAGAGTTGATAAAGACTGGAAAATTCGGCGACCAATCCACATGGCTACCGGAGATGTGGATACTTTTTAATAAGATTGTGCCGTTGCTAGAGAAGATAGATGCGACTGCCGATGAGATTGCTCGAAAAAACTCATTTGAAGCCGCCGTGAAGACGGCTGAGACCGCTCTAGCTCGTGCAACCGAAGAGGCTGTTATATTTGGAGAGGCGGTCGCCGCTGGTCTGGATGACGTTCCGAACAATCGTGTGCGTCAATTCCGTCGAATGATAGCAGGTCTTGTTGAGCAGTTTGGTGAGGCGTCAGAGGAAGGAAAGGCTTTACTGGCAATTCAAGACTTGTTGCTGAAGCGGGCTGAAGATATCAATTCGCTGGAAAGAACCTTGCAGGTACGAAAGGAGCTTAAGGACCTAAGCATTGCTGCGATTGTGAATGCTCGTGAAAGATTCGAGGTAGAACAGAAGCTATTTGACCAACAGTGGGGGATATTTTTACTAGAGAACGCTCACGCGGCAAATATCGCTCAGTTGACCGAGCTTTACGAGGAACTTCGCCGGAAACGCGCCGAAGCATTTGAAGATTCCACTCCTATGAGGCGAATGCTTCGCGAGTGGGAAGATGTCACAGGTGCGATGGAAGAGATACAAGCGAGGTGGGTCGACAGTTTTGTAGACACTCTGGTAGACGGCTTGGCAGAAGGCAGGATTGAATTTGCAGCTTTTGCAAAAGCTATTTTAGCCGATCTTCTCAAGATAATAATTCGCGGATTGATTGCGAAAGCCATTATGTCGGCGCTAACAGGTGGTCCAACAGCAGAGGTGGAAGGCATAGACCTGGGTGGCTTCGATATAGGCGGCGCTATCAATTCGGCTATGGGAAATGTTGTTGGGCCGAATGGCTCGCAGTATTTGAAGAGGTATGCTCGCGGCGGTATCGCAACGACACCACAAATTTCTATCTTTGGCGAAGGCGATCAAAATGAGGCGTATGTTCCACTGCCTGATGGAAGAAGCATTCCGGTGTCGCTTAACGGTGGAAATCGGTCGACTCCAAATGTAACCGTGAATGTCATCAATGAATCTGGTACGCCTGTTGAAGCAGAGCAGCAGGGCGCAATTGGGTTTGACGGTAAGCAGTATGTTTTAGATGTTGTGCTGACGGCGGCAAATACTCCGGGCGCATTTCGTAGTGGTTTACAACAGGCAACGAGAAGTTAGAGGGCGACATGGCAGCAGATTATCCAACAGCTACATTGGCGGGCTTAGAGGACTCAAAACACTTCACCGAGGACTCTGCCGATCCAGCGGCGCGTTTTGAAATGGAAGGCGGGTACACAAGTACGCGACCGAGATACACCAGGCTACCTCGTAAAACATGGACCACAGGATTTTCCGATCTTACTGATGCGCAGAAAAACAGTCACACGGCATTTTGGGATACATATATGGGAGGGTCAAATTCTTTCATATATTTGAATCCAGCTAACGCGACTGAATACACCGTAAGGTTTAAGGGAAAGCCGAAGATAACTTATGTTGGTATGGCATCGCTGCGCCGATGGGAAATTACGGGCATAGTTTTGGAGCAGGTGTAATGGCTAAATCAATATCAATCATTAACGCAATCGAAAAGAATAAACTGGCGTCCGACAATTCCTTTATTGTGCTGCTGGAAATTCAATTGGTCGACAGCGACACCGACCAGGTGACGGAAACAATGTATGTTGCCAACAACAATGAAAATATAACCTACGAATCTAACATCTATGTGGCATTTCCCTTCAGCCTAACTCTGACGCAAGAGTCTGGAGGAGTACCAGAAGTGACAATGTCGGCGCGAGACTTTCAAAAGACGCTTTCGACAAAGATGGCCGCTCTTTCTGGCGCAACCGGGTCTATTGTTATTATGAGGGTGGTGAACTCTAACAATCTCGCTGCGGAAGTGGAACTAGAGGAGATTTTTGAGGTTATCGACAGCGGTAACACCGACTATACGATTAACGTGAAACTAGGTGCGGAGAACCCATTGCGTCGTCGCTTCCCAAGAGGCGTGCAAATGAGAGATAGATGTCGCTGGCAGTATAAAAGTGCGGAGTGTGCTTATGCAGGCGCAGAATTATCTTGCGATTTGACATTGCAAGGCGCAAATGGATGTGCCTTCCACAACAACGAACCAAATTTTGGCGGCTATCCTGGGCTGAAGGGCCAGGGTATAAGGTATGGCTAATCCAAATGATGTAGAATTTTTCGATCTGATAGGGGTGCCATTTGAATACGGCGCTCGCGGCCCGAACGCCTATGACTGCTATGGTCTGCTGATGGAAATGTACAGGAGAGTGGGCCTTAACATAACGGATTATGGTTCGTCGTCGCATGGCGCGACGATTATTGCTATGATGTTAGGTAGACTTAGGGAATGGAAAGAGATTCAGCCAAAACCAGGTGCGGCAATATTGATTAAGTTGCCGAAGTCTATGCACGTTGGATTTTTATTGCCTGAAAAGAAGTTTATACATACGTCCGTGATAACTGGCGGCGTGACAATTGAGCGTCTGAGAATGTGGACGCACAGAATCAAGGGATATTATGAGCCTCTGTAGCATAACATACGACGTTGACGCCTTACGTCAAGCAGCGCCAAATGGACAGGTGCGTGTCATTCATTCCAGAAATCCTTTTGACACTAGCAAGCATATTCATTCGTTCCACGATCTAGATGACGGAGTGTTTTTATCTGACATTGTATCGGATGAAATAAAAGCATTGCCGGAAGAAAGTGCGGTCGTAAGTGTGAACGGGGAAGTAATTACAAAAAAAGAATGGGATGCGAAGGTGCTGCATTCGTCTGATGTCGCGGTCATATTCGAGGTCCCTGGAGGCGGTGGCGACGATAGTAAGGCGATATTCAGGCTGGTTCTTATGGTGGTTGTTGCGGTGGTTGCGCCATACGCGGTCCCGGCAACATGGGGACCAGTTGCTAGCGCAGCATTCCAGGTAGCATTCATTGTATCTGGTGCCCTTCTTATCAATGCGTTGATTCCACCGGCTATTCCGGACTCTGCTTCCAGCGTAGATTCGCTCGCTGACTCACCGACGTATGGAATAGACGGAGCAAAGAACACTTCTGGCGAGGGAATACCTATTCCAATTTGCTATGGCGGGTTCAGAATGGCCGGAAACATTCTGAACTTTCATACCAGGAATGAGAGTGACGACCAGTATTTGTATCTCCTTTTCAATGCTGGTGAAGGCGTTGTGTCAGGCATTACAGAAGTTGAACTGAATGACCAGCCAATTGAAGGTTTTCAAGACGTAGAAAC